CCTTGAGGACCGCCGCACCGACAGCGACCACGCCCGTCGCAAGCCCGGCCATCGCCAGCTTCGCCTTGCCGGCGTGGGCAGCGAGGCCGGTTTTGTCTCCGAGGGACTTGTCCGACGACCTGCGTATGCCCTCGAGGCCCCGGCTAACGCCGTCCTTGAGGGTGGCGTCTACCTTTATTCGTTGTCTCAGGTCGGCCATCAGCTAACGCCTGCTGCAGGGCCGGCAACTCGGCCTCGCACACCTGAAGGCCCTGCGCCAGCATATTGGGCAGAGCGAGCATCTCCTGAAAGGAGAGGTGCCGTGTGTAGGCCCACCCGGAAAACCCGGGTGAGCGACTGTATGCGAGAGAAAAGGCGTGCCATATATCGCAACTCAGCTTTGTGATCGTCAGGCCGGGGCATCCGTTGAAGAACCGATCCCCGATCTTCAGTTTCCTGCTCGCGCCCCCTTTCCCTTCGCACCGCGTCGGGATGCGCCCCCCTCGGCACCCGTCGCACTGGTGCTCTGCGGGGTAGTGCCACCAGTGGAGGGCGTTGACCAGTTTTTTAGTTCTTCGTCCGTCATGCTCGCGGTGTCGCGCAGCACGTTGTACAACTCGACCAGCAAGTTGTCGGTCTGATCGAGGCTGTCGGGAATCCGCGCCAGCAGGAAGATCTCAGCCGCGTCGGTCACCTCCCGGCCGTTGTAAGTGATATTGCGGAATCCGTGCGTGTGGGTGATGACGCGCCGGAACACCGTGAGCATCTCCGTGGGCACCATCTCGAGGCCGGCGGCTTCCTTCTCGAACTCGAGCACGCGCTCCTCGTTGCCCTCCTTCTCGGTGACCGCCCAGCGGTGGAACGCCTCGTCCCGCCACCTGTGCAACTGTTCTGGCGTCAGATCCTGCAGCACGTCGATGGCCGTCAGTCGCTTGACCATCACGGACACCTGCTTGTCCTCCGGCAGATCCCGGTTGCCCCTGAACTGCGGGACGTGTCGAAACTCCGTCATCCCTCCGAGTTCCACTGCGCTTCTCCTTTTTCGGGCTGTAAAAGAGGGGCACCGTGGCGGCAGAATGAAAGGAGCAAAAGTGTCTACCACCCGTGGAGCGGCCCATTGCTCGCGGTGCCCCTCAAGAAATTAGAGGGCCTCTACTTATAGACGAGCGTGATCTCGTCCTCGGTCGCCGTCGCTGACGAGGTCAGGCCGGTGAATCCGGCCGTCACTTCAATCAGCCCGGCGCCGCCGGAGATCGGCGCACTGTCGAACTCGCAGCGGCTCATATCCAGCTGGCAGACAGAGCCGGCGGTGGTGCCGATGTCGATGACGATGTCCTGGGTGGTGCCCTCGGACGCCTCGCCGCGGATCGCGGAGAAGTTGCCGTTATCCTCGACGAGGAAACTCAGCGAGCCGGTGACACGACGGCCGGTCGGGAGAGTAACCGCGTCAGCCGAGGACGTGCCGAAGTTGCGGTTATTCAGCGAGATCCCGGTGGACATCGTTACAGATCCGGTGAGGGAACTGATGTCCGAAGACCCGCCGTCCAGGGACAGCGTGCCGTCCGTGCCGTAGAGTCCCGATCCCGCCAGCGTGGGAGCAGGAAGGAACGGCTCGACGGCGACATTGTCGCTCCACGAGGACGAGGCGATGGTCAGCGTTTCGCTGGTGATGGCGGTGATCTGCTTTGCCGATCCGGCGTTGGCAATGTCGATCACGCCGTACTTGCTATAGTAGCTGCCGTCGTCAACGATCAGCGCCGTGGCCGATGAGCCTGTACCGTTGGTCTGGCTGACGCCAGCCCACAGCATGTCCTTGGCCTCGCCGTTGAAGGTCACGGTCGCGAAGTCGTCGCCGGACCAGTTGAACGTCACATCGGTCACGACGCCGCCGTAGAACCCCTCCATCACGCCCTCGAGCAGTCGGTACCCCGACAGCGACAGGGCGCTGGGATCTTTCAGCGGCGTATATGTGTCCGAAGTGCTGGAAACGTTGGCGTAGGTGCCGAACGCGTGCTTGAGCAGCAGATGGTAATCGGGGGGCGTCCCGGCCGTGCCGCTTGGGCGATTTATCATCGTGATGGACCAAGTGCAGGACCGACGCCCGGCGATCCGCTCCTGCAAGGAGCGCGTGCTGGTGGTTTCCGGCACCTCTGGCCGGTCGAAACCCGGCGTGATGTCGAAACTCGTGACCCTGAACGCATCGGTTGCAGCCGGCACGACTGCGACGCCGAATGTGGACTCTGCAACGGCGTAGCCGACTTGTTCCTCGCCGTATTGGACTGACATGGCTCTTTCTCCTGTTACACTGTTACGAGGACGAGGAAGGTCATCTCGGCCCGTTTCTCGATGTGCGACTCACTGGCGTCGATCTCGCTGTATGCCGCACCCTCGAAGGCGATGTAGTCAGCATTTTTCGCGCTGCTGACAGTCAACTGCCGTTTGGCCTCCAGCGTTTCGATGATGCCGCGCACGGTGCGCTGGAGTTTCACCGTGAGCAGTTCGTCGGGCGCATACGTTGCCGTGCGGCTGTTGCCGCGCAGGGTCAACTCGAGAGCGAGGCGGTGCTGGTAGACCGCCTCCTGCTCGCCGCGCTCCTGATCCCATTCTGTCTCAACTGCCACCAGCAGCAATGCGGGGACATCCTGCCCCTGGTATCTCTCCTGCGGTGCAAACCAGTATTTAGCCACATCGGCCAGCACCTCGTCGCCCGTGGCGCTGTACTCAGTATCGAGCGTGTTGAGCTTCGCCGGCAGGTCGGCCGCGAGGATCGTCTTGATGGCGACGAGGGCGTCCTCGGGGTTGATGGTGCCGGCCATCTACAACCCTTTGACGAGGGCATCGGATACGATCTCGGCCACCCGCTCGGCCACGCGGCGCGTGACCCGGAACAGCGGACGCGCCGGCAGGTTGCGGGATCGGTTGCCCGTCTGGTGGACGGCAGCGAGCCAGTACTTCGAGCCGAACTCCAGCGAGCGGCCACGGCCGCGCACCCGGTGGTAGAAATCGCGGCTCGACTTGGTCGTCATAGATCGCACCGTGCGGCCCGTGATGACCAGCGTAGGGCGCGACGGGTAGCGGGCCGACTTCCAGGCCCTGTAGGCGGGAGACAGCGGCTTGTAGTCGCCGTGCTGCCCTTCCTTGATCTGCCGCATTGCCTCGTCGTTGGCATACTGGATCACACGGCTCGCGGCGTCTGTGCGACGGAAGGGAGTCCGCATGCGCCTGGCGTAGACGCCGAGCATCTGCTCCATCTTCTCGTCGCCAGTGATGGTGATCTGTAGAGGATTACGCGCCATCTTCGTCCTCGGCCTCGACCTCGACCTCGACCGGCTGCAGTGCAGACAACGCCAGGCCGGTGGCCCAGCCAGGCTCGCCCAGGCATATCAGGTCAACGGCTCCGACGACATTCGCCCACCGGGCCGCGACGAGAGCGACCTTGCTGGTGGCATCGGGATGCTCGGACAGGGCCTTCGTGACCGCCGCTGCCGCCGCGATGATCTGGACGTTGTCGGCCTCGACAACGCGGGTGACCACGCCGCCGCGAGGGTTGGGCGTGCCGACCAGATCGCCCAGCGTGCAGTATACCGGGGCCGGTGCTTCCGGTGCTTCTGGTGCTTCCTTTTTTGTCGTCATGCTCTCATCAGTTTCGCCGTGCCCGCTGTGCGGGTCGTCTCCATACGATCAGCTCCGAGCAGGATGATGGATCGGTCCTTGATGCCGCCGTACAGACGGTCCCGCTCGTCCCGCACAGGGCCGAGGATTGCCTCGTCGGCGTCGGGGCCATACGCGGCCATGACCGTCTTGACCGCCACGCCCAAGGCGTTCAGGTGCTTCAGCACGTTGGCGGCTCCGGCCCCGCTGGTGTATGTCACTGTGCTGCCTGCCGATGCGTCTGCCTCGAGGCCAGGCGCAAACTCCACCGCCATATCGCCGCCATCGCTGACCTCGGCCCATCGCAAAACGCTGTATCTCTGCGCGGCGCCGAGGGTGAAGAAGTCGCCCTGGCGCACGATCCCCGAGATCGTCCCGCCGGAGCCCTGGAACGTCAGCCAGGTGTTGCCGGCGTAGGCGGCGTCCTTGGTCACGATGGACCCGCCGCCGGATACGGTGAGCGAGCCGCCGGACTGACTCACCGGATGCACGTAGTTCGACCCCACCAGCATCCCGCCCAGCTCACCGAAATACTCCGTGATGAACCCCTCGACCTCGGTCGTCGAAGGGTCGGAGCTGGAGTCGATGGTCAGCGACTGCAGGAGAGCAGCAACATCGGAAGCCTCACAGTAGCCGTCTGTTGACAGGGTGATCGCCATTATCCGATTCGTCCGTGAAACTCGAAGGGTGTCCCCTGGTCGCGAGGCGCCGAGCGGATAGGAATGCGCCCTCTTCGTGCCCGGCTCATGTTGTGAACCGTGTGGACGCTGCCGTCGATTTCATGCGTATTGACTTTCACCACGTCGCCCTCAGAGCGGCGGACTACCTCACTGGTCGGGATTTTGGGCACTGGCAACCTCGCTGGTTCGGACGTGGCGCTTGGCGTCGAAGTCCGACGTGTTGATGACATAAGCCCCGGACCCCTTCCTGGCCCTCTTGTCACGCACCTCGACGG